CTTTACCAGAAATACTGCCGGTTTAAGTATGAGGAGAAAATAATGTCAAAAATATTTGAATATACAAATGATGTATCATTAAATAGATCAGCAAGAATTAGAAGATCAATATCTAATTCAGGTTATGCTAGACAGGAAAGAGGCAGTCCAACATTTTATTCTATGCAATTAAATTTACCTTTATTAACTAAAGCAAAATATGATGAAGTTGAAGCTGAATTATTAGGTTTAGAAGATGGTATTGATTTTAAAACAACAAGTATACCATCAATTATTAATTTAACTTTTGCTAATGGAAGTATAACTGCACAAACTGGTTTAACAATTACAGTTGTTAATGCTAATACAAGTGGAGTTAATGTTCAATTAGCTAATGTAGATAATTCAAGTAATGTTAAAGCTGGTGATTTTATACAATTTAGTTCAAGTACAAAAGTTTATCAAATTAAAGAAGATGCAAATGCAAGTTCTAATATAATAACTTTTAAATTAATGACTGGTGCAATTAATCCTATTGTAGCTGGTAATACTTTTACACTTGGTAGTGGTGTACAATTTAAAATGTTGTTAAATGGAAGACCCCCTGTAACTATTGTACCTGGTCCAGGATTTAATTATTATCAATATGGAACTTTTAATTTTCAGGAGATATTATAATGGCTAGAACAATAGACGCAGTAACTTTAGCTGAAGCTCAAAGTACTAAAACATATCCAATTCAATTAATTAAATTTCAAGTAACTAATAATAATGCTGATAGTTTATTTTTAAATACAGGTTATACAAATATTACATATAGTGGTGATACATATTTACCTGGATCCAATATAATTGGTTTATCTGCTGTTGAAGAAACAAAAGATGTAAAAACAAATTCAGTTACTATACAATTAAACGGTATACCAAATACAATTATAGCTGCTTTAGAAAATGTAAATGCTATTGGTGGTATAGTTACAATATATCAAGCATTTTGGAATGAAGAAACTGGAGCAATTCAAGGTCAAGTATATCAAAAATGGCAAGGTATAATTAATTCACATGCCGTTGATGAAGAAAATGCTAAAAGTGGAGATGTTAATATAAGTGTTGAATGTAAAAATATAGTTGGTGCTATATTAAATACTAAATCAGGTAGATTTACATCTGATAGTTCATTTAAGGAACATAATAGTAATGATGCATCTATGGAATTTGTTGCCTCAATGGTTGACTTTAATCCAAGATTTGGTGCTGAACAATAATAGGATAAAATATAATGATAAGAATAGGAGAAAATAAAGACGTTGAACAAGGTGTAAAATTGCTTGAACAACATAGAAAAGAATTTGATTTTGGTAAATTTAAAGAAGATAATACAGAATATTATACAGGTTTATTTAAAGCAATAGCTAAAGATAGAACTTCTATAATATCACAAGATAATAATGAATATAATGGAATGATAATGGGTCTTAAATTCCCAAATTTACTAAATCCACATTTAATACAATTACATGTTTTAATAACATGGGTACATCCTGATAAGAGAGGATCTTCTATTTTTTATAGAATGCATAAAGCATTTGAAAAAATGGTAAAAGAAAATCATAAAGAGGTAAAAGAAATAATTTATTATTCAATACCAACAACAAATATTAATTTTAATAAATTGAACTATAAAGAATTTCAATCAATGTATAAAAAGGAAATTTAATTATGGCAGCTGCTGCTCCTGTTATTACAATTTTAACGTCAAGTACGGTTACTGGAATGATAGCTAGATTTGCGTTATCAGTTGCAGTTTCATTTATTGCAAATAAATTATTTGCTCCAGATATTCCTTCAGGCCCAGGACAAATGGAACAATCTCCGGATCAAGGAGTTAGACAAAGAATTGCTTCAAATCCTGGTAATAAATTACCTATTTTATATGGAGATACAAGAGTATTTGGTTCAATTACATTTGCTGATATAACATCTGATAATCAAACAATGGCATTTATAATTTCATTATGTGAAGGACCAATTGAACAAATTGGACAAATATGGTGGGATGATTTTAGATTAACTTTAGATAGTGATGGTAATGTAACAAATGCAACAGATTCACAAGGTGGAACTGATGATTTTTTAAATGGAAATTTAACAGTTAAAAAATTTAAATCAGGTGGAAGATGTTCTCCTATGGAAACATTTTCAACTAAATGGAATACTAATGCTGCAAATAGAACAATGCCTAATGTTGCATATTTATATGTAGAATTAAAATATAATAGAGATGAATCTGTAACTGGTTTAACAAATAAATTAGGTGCAGAAGTAAAAGGTAAATTAATTAGAACATTTGATTCATCTGGTAATTTATCAACTGGTACATCATATTCAAATAATCCGTCTGAATGTTTATTAGATTATTTAACTAATAATATTTATGGTTGTGGTGATGTAATGGCTGATACTGATATTGATTTACCTACATTTTATGCTCATAAACAATTTTGTGATACACAAATTACACATACAGATAAAAATGGTAGTTCTACAACAGCTAAAAGATATACAACTAATGGTGCAATTAATACTTTTGATGAAAGAGATTTAAATGTTTCTGATTTAGTTATTTGTTCTCAAGCTATATTTTCTTATCATTTAGGTAAATTTCAAGTTATTTCTGATACTACAGGATCATCTATAATGTCATTTAATGATAATAATATATACGGTGATGTTACAATAGTTAATGACGGTTTTAATAGTGCATTAAATAAAATGAATATTTCATTTAGCTCTTATGATCAAAAATATCAAGATGATCAAGTATTTTTAAATTTAGCTAATAATCAAAAATCATTTAATGAACCTGAATTAGTTCAAGATACAAGATTTAAATTTATAAATAATAATATTATGGCTGAAAGAATTGGTCATATTATTGTTAAAAAATCTAGAGATAATTTAATTTGTTCATTTAAAACAGATACAAGAGCATTAGCATTACAAGTTACAGATATAATATCAGTTACAAATAGTACTTATGGTTTTACTAATAAATTATTTAAAATTAATTCTATAACTGAAGCTGATATGAATGAAGATGGTGTTTCAGGATATCTTATTACTGCTCAAGAATATAATGCAGATGCATATACTGAAGAAGCATTAACAGAATTTCAAACAGCACCTAATACAAATTTAGCTAATCCAAGAAATTTTGGAGCAATTACAGATTTAACATCAATTAGTAATGATACAGATTCTACTACTCCATTTGTTCAATTAAGATGGACTGTACCAACTGGATTAACAGAAACATTTGAAATATATATTGGAGATAGTGTTAATAATGCTATTGCTGATAGAGAATTTAATATTTCATTTAGAACATCAACAGGTCCATTTACTGAGGGTGCAACAGTAATACATAAAGTATTTGATATAGATTTTACAGATACATTAGTATTTTGGGTAAGGCCAATTAATCAGTTTGCAAGAGGAGCATTTTCTAATGCTTACGATTTTGGTAAATTTAGACCAGGATCTGGTGGTATTACTTCAGGTGTTTCTGGAGTTATTGTAGATCCAAATGATACAAAAAATCCTTATGGTGTTGTAAATAGATATACTCAAATTAGATATGGGGATAGTAATACAGGATCTAATATGAGAGATGGTTTTACAGATATTAATGCTGTTCAACAAATAGGTTATGCAGGATCAACAATTAATACAATTACTAGAACCGGTGGATCTGATGGTTCAGGATCTATTACATTTCCTACAAATTTTAATTCTGGTACAGCAACAACAGAAGAACAACAATTAAGTTTTACAGGAACAAGAGGTAATGTAACACAAAAAGAATTATTACATATTAATTTAGCTGATGATATACAAAATACTACAGTTAGAAAAGCAATCAATAATGCTTCAGATTGGAATGCAACAGGTTTTTTAGTTGCTGATAGTTCAAATAATAGTGTTAAAGTTAATGGAACTTTAGAATTAGCTTCATTAGTAGCAGGAGGTGTTTCAAATGGTTTTGGAAGATCCGTATGTATAGGAACTTCAACTATTTATGTAATGTCTAATACTGAATTATTTTCATTTAGATTAACTACAAATACTTGGTCACATTATGCTACAACAAATTCAGGTGGAGTTCAAAACTTTAATGTTTCTGCTATGGGAGATGATGTTTTACTTTATAATAGCTCAACTACTGAAGGTCAAATATGGAGTTATTTCTTAATTCCTCCTACAACAGGAGCACAAGGGGGCGCACAGTTTAACTAATGGCAATATTAACAACATTATCAAATTTTGATATTAGCAACAATATAGTAGATTCAAATGAAAATATTATTGTCTGGTATAATGGAACTAAAATAAAATATTATCACAGATATGAACAAGTAACTACTGAAGTAGAAACTATTAATGGTGTTATATCAATTAAAATTTTAAGTGATACTAATATAAAAATAACTACAGCTTCAAAAGTTAGAGAATTAATTTTAACAAGACCCGGTACAACAAATACATATACACTTACATTAGATAATAATTATTCTACTGCTAATAATGGTTTAACTTGGTCTTTAACTTTAACAGATTATGGACTTTTAACAGGAAATATAGGTTCATCTGTTAATAATACGGCTACGGCTGTAGCTTCAGCAATTAATAATTTAACTAATTTTACTGCTAGTGCTAACAATAATGTAATTACTTATACTAATTCAGCTTCACAAATTGTTGCTACAAGTTCAATAAACTTTACTTTATCAACTGCACAAGGTGGCGGACAATTTAACTAATAAAAGGAATTAAAAATGGCAGCAACTAGTTCTGTTTATGCAAATGCAGGAACTTGGGCAGGATCTGATATTATTACAGCTACTATGAGAAATAGTTTAAATAATATTCATCCTATAAGTACTACTTCTGTTATTGCAGTAAATACTACAAATACACAAGTATATACTGATAATGGATCCGGTACATATGTTTCTCAACAAACTTATTCAGATACAGGTGATATTTTTGGTTTTGGAAAAGAATTTATTTTAAATAATAATTTATATATTTATAACAGCCCTGAGCCAAATGCAAACACAAGATGGAGTACAGGTACAAATACTAAATATTCAATAAGCTTAGGATCATTAGGTTATATAACTAATAATACATTTTCAAATAATATTGGTGTTATTGATGCATTAAATGAAATTAGAACAGCAGTATTAGGTTTAAATATAAGTGGATTATCAGTTTCATTACCTAATTATGTATTAGATATAAATCCTGATAGTGGACTTGTTGATTTTTCAGGTTATGGTATAGTAATTAATACAGGTACTACTACAAATGAAACTACATCTTTTACAATTAATGATGTAGCTGGTGATGGTTCAAATATTATTTATAATTATGAATATGAAACAGATGGTGGTGGTGCTGGAGCAGCAACAACTATATCTTTAACTGAACCTGATGGTACAGGAACTTATACATTAAATGTTGCTGCTGATCTTGAAACAGACGATCAATCAGCTACTATTGGAGCAGATTTAATTGCATTAGTAAATAATAATACAGAATCTCCTAATAATTATACTGCTACATATGATAATACTGCTAAAAAAATTACATTTACATCAACAACTACATTTGATTCAGTTCCTAGTCAATTATGGACTGCTACAGTAAATAATAATAATGTTAGTGGTACTAATGCAGGAAATATAGTTTTTGGAACATCTACAATATCAAGATCGGGTACATTAGGATCAACATATAATATTACTGCTCCTGATTTATTTACTAAAACTATTAATGGTACTCCACTATTTAGTGAAATTACATTTACTGGTGGAACACAACAATCATTTTCAAATAATTTAAATGCTACTGCTGCTGCTCTTGAATTTAAAAATGCATTAAATGCTTCTTTAAATGGTTTTATGACTGCAACAATAGATTCAGGTGATTCAAAAATAGTAAATTATACTACAACAATTCAAGATGATATTGGATTAGATTTTACTTTTTCTAATTCAAATATTACAAAAAGTATTACACAAGGAAGTTTAGGAACTACTCAAACAAATATTAATAATGCTGGTAAAACTAATGTTCAAGTAACTAAACCAGGAAGTACTTCAGCTGATTATAATAAAAATTTTGTTGGTTTTGTTCCAACATTACCTGGTGCTGTAAATACAATAGCTGATGTAGTAGAAAATATTAATACAAATATAACTGATTGGACTATTGAAAAAGATCAACCAGTTGCTAATCAAATTAGGTTTACTTCAGTTGGTGCTGGTTATTATGGAGATTTATATAAATTAAATGTAACTAATAATACCGCTACTGGAACAACATTAGGTAATTTTTCAACAGGTGTTGGTAATGCTACAATTACTGAAGCAGGTTCAGCTGTTCCAAATTATTATGGTTTAAGATCTGTAACTTTAGCTAATAAAGATGTATTTTCAAATACTGCCACAGATTATTCTTGGTTTGAAACTACTAAAAATAGTTTAAATACTATATTACCAAGTTATAAAGTAGCTACTATAAAAACTCCAGAATTTAAATTTGATGGATTTTCAAATAGTGCTGCTGCAATAGCTACTGGATATTTTGCTATAACAGCTAATTCTAATGGTCAATATGTTATTGATACTGATACACTTACTTCAAGTGAAATATCTAATATACCAGTTGATCAATCTAATAATACAATAAATGGATCTGAAATGGTTTATTTTTCTACAAAATTATATTTAGCATATCGAGTAAATAATAACAGTGAAATTACTGGTTTGTCACTAGGAGCTTCAAATTCTGGTGCTACAATTTATACTAATCCGGGAACTACTTATACTATAACAGATAGTAATGGTGATGCTTTAGTTGCATCTTATATTTACAAATGGAATGGTTCAGCTTGGGTTAAAGAAACTTAAAAAATATAAATATATGTCCACAGATATATATTTACTCATAACTAACCTACAGGAGATAATATGAGAATATCAAATATACAAAATTACTTAGGAGGAGCAGATAATATTATTGCTCGAGAAGTAGCTGAAGGTAATTCATTTTTAATGTCAATAGAAGATGGAACTATAGATTTTAGTTCTGCATCTACTACTTTTGATATAAAAGCTGATTTATTTGAAGCAACCGTAACAAGGAAAAGAGGATCTATTGTAATTGATTCATTAACACCAGTTTCGGGTTCAAATCAACATACATATACAAAAACTGAATTGGTTCATAATACTGGTACTGCTGGTAAATTTGAATTATTGGTTCCAAGTACATTATTATCAGATCAAGGAAGCTATACTTCTACGCCTGATGATGCAACACCATATATTGTTGTTATGAAAGTACAATGGGCACAAGGTACACCTACAGTTAAAAATTCTATAAGGTTTGTATTTGTAATAAGATATCAACCTCAATAAAGGAACAAATAATATGACAATTAAAATAGATGGAACAACTTCAACTATAACTGTTTCAAAACAAACAGGTCCAACTGGCCCACAAGGTCCGCAAGGCCCAACAGGTCCACAAGGTCCACAGGGTGATAAAGGCGATACTGGTTTAACAGGTCAAACAGGACCAACTGGTAATCAAGGTTCACAGGGTACACAAGGTATTCAAGGTATTGTTGGACCAACAGGCCCACAAGGTGCTACAGGTCCACAGGGGCCTGCAGGTACAGTAAATACTAGTACAGTAAATGGACTTATTGATACACGTGTAAATAAATCATTTGTTGATGCTTTAAATGTTGATGCAGATACTTTAGATGGTATTAATAGTACAGCATTTGAACAAACTTCTAATAAAAATCAAAATAATGGATATGCTGGTTTAGATAGTGCTGGTAAAGTTGCAACTGCACAATTACCTAGTTATGTAGATGATGTAGAGGAATATGCTAATTTTGCTGCATTTCCAGGTACAGGTGAAACAGGAAAAATATATATTGCTATTGATACAGGAGATGTTTATAGATGGTCAGGAAGTGCATATGTACAAATAAATGATGCTGTAACTTCTGCTGATCAAGCAACAAAATTAGCGACTGCTAGAAATATTACTTTAACAGGACCAGTAACTGGAACTGCAAGTTTTGATGGTACTGCTAATGCTGGTATTTCAACTTCATTAGATTTATCTTCTAAATCAACTTCTGATTTATCTGAAGGATCAAATAAATATTATACTGATGCTAGAGTTCAAACAAAAATTGATGCCAATTCAGCTGGTTTTATAACAGCAAGTTCATCAAGTGCACTTACAAATAAAACTGGTGCTATATCACAATGGACAAATGATAGTGCATATTTAACTTCAGTACCAGCTCAAACTTTTACTTCATTAACAGGTAAACCAACAACAATTGCAGGTTATGGAATAACTGATGCTGTAACAGCAACTAGTTCAACAGCATTTACAAATAAAACAGGTGCTATTAGTCAATGGACTAATGATGCTGGTTATATAACAAGTGAAACTGATAGTCAAACATTAACTTTTAGTGATCCAAATTTATCAATATCAGGTGGTAATTCTGTAGATTTAAGTGCATTAACACCAACATCTTTGGCATTTAGTGCAATTACTTCAAAACCAACAACAATAGCTGGTTATGGAATTACAGATGCTTTAGCTATAGGTACAAGTGCTACAACTGCAATGGCAGGTAACACAACATTTGCTTTTGCAGATATTACAAGTAAACCTACTACATTAGCTGGATATGGTATTACAGATGGATATACTAATGCTAATGCTATAGCCGCTGTTACTGGATCTAATTTAGATATGGGCAGTAATAATGTTACTACAACAGGTAAAGTATTATTTGCAAATATGTATTCTGCTGAAGTAGACTTACCAAATGCTACAACTTATCACGGTATGTTTGCTCATGTTCATGGAACAGGTAAAGGTTATTTTGCACATGGTGGTAATTGGATTAAATTAATAGATGAAACAAGTTCAGATACTGATGATTTAACAGAAGGAACAACTAATAAATATTATACTGATGCAAGGGTTGATGCTAGAATAGCTGCTGGAGGTTCTAATCCAACAATTAGTAATATTTCTCCAACAACAATTAGTAATTCTGCATCTACAATTACAGTTACAGGAGCTAATTTTGATGTTGGTTCACAAGTAGAATTTATAAATACTTCTACTGGTATTTGGTATCCTGCTACAACTGTTACATATAATAATAGCACATCATTAACTGTTACAATTACTTTATCTGTTGATGCTCAATATAGAATGAGGGTTGAAAACGGAACTGGTAAAGCAGTTATATCAAGTGCTAATATTTTAACTGTATCTGATGCACCTACATGGTCAACAAGTGCAGGTAGTTTAGGTTCTTTTGCTGGAGGTTTTTCTGGTACAATTGCAACTCTTTCTGCTTCTTCAGATAGTGCTGTAACATTTAGTGAAGTTGGATCTAATTTATCCGGTGCTAATGTTACTTTATCTTCTGCTGGTGTTTTAGCTACTACAGACTTTGATAATTCAAATACAAGTGCAACAACACATAATTTTACAGTTAGAGCAACCGATGCTGAAAACCAAACAGCTGATAGATCATTTAGTTTTGCTTCAACATTTGGTTCTACAGGGGGCGGACAGTTCAATTAATGAATAAAATTAAAAAAGGAATAAAAAATATAATGAAAAAAATAATAAAAATATTAAATCAAGTAATGGGGGTTAACTAATGGCTAGTACATATATATCAAGAACACCATCATCAGCAAGTAATAGAAGAACTTGGACTTGGAGTGCATGGGTAAAAAGAGGAAAAATAGGTAATGGTTCTGGTGGAAATCAAATTTTATTTGAAGCTATGCAATCAGGTGGGTTTGTAGAAAAATTACAATTTACACAAGATGACTATTTAGAATATGACCATGATATAGCAGGAACAGATTATACTGTTTATACAAGTAGATTATTTCGTGACACCAACGCCTGGTATCATATCATGTGGGTTAAAGATACAACGCAAGCAACAGAAACAGATAGAATTAAACTGTATGTTAATGGAGAACAGCAAACATTAGCAGAACATCAATTAGGTTATCCTGGACAAAATTATGAGGGTGCTATTAATAACACTTATGCTCATCACATTGGTGCAAATGATGGTTCTAGTAGTGAAGTTTTTGATGGTTTAATGAGTCATGTTCATTTTTGTGATGGTACAGCTTTAGCACCAACAGTATTTGGCGAAACAGATAGTACAACTGGAGAATGGAAAATTAAAACATCTCCTAGTTTTACTCCAGGTACTAATGGTTTTACAATTTTAAAAGATGGAAACACAATTACAGACCAATCAGCTAACAGTAATGATTTTAGTTTAAGTAGTGGTACACTTACAAAAACAGAGGATAATCCAAGCAATGTTTTTTGTACTTTAAATCCTTTATCGCAAGATATATCTGGGTATGCAAGTGGCAATGCAGGAGTAATAGATACTCAAAATGGAAATACTTTTGGTAATAAAGTTACTCATGGAGCTTATCTTGGCACAATAGGTGTTTCATCTGGAAAATATTACTGGGAGGTAAAAGTTGGAGATACAAACCAATTAATAGGAATAGTGGCTATGAGACCAACTGGTGGAGTAACATATTTATATGATGATGCTACTGCAAATGGTTATTATCCTTATGGGAATGATGTATATACCAATGGCAGTTCTGCTAGTGGTGGTCCTTACGATAACACTTCTAACAAAATTTATTCTTTTGCTTTAGATGCAGGTAATAATAAGTTGTGGGTAGGCAGAGATGGGTCTTTTACAGGCGACCCAGCAAATGGTACAGGTGCAACTTGGGCTAGTTTACCTACAGGACATGATTGGACACCTTTAATGCACTCAATGGCAACATCACAAAATAATTATGCTTACTTTAACTTTGGCAATGGTTACTTCGGAACAACTGCAGTATCTAGTGCAGGAACTAACGCAAGTGGTAACGGTATTTTTGAATACGACGTGCCCACAGGCTATACGGCCTTATCTACGAAAGGATTAAATTTATAATGGCATACACAACAATTAATAAATCTACAGCACACTTTAATACTAAACTTTATGCAGGAAATGGTTCAACACAATCAATAACAGGTGTTGGATTTCAACCTGATTTTATATGGCAAAAAGAAAGAGATGGTGGTAGTTATCATGTTGTAACCGATTCTGTTAGGGGTGTTACTAAACAATTGTTTCCAAACGATTCTTATCAAGATGTTACTGATTCTAATTATATAACCTCTTTTGATAGTGATGGATTTGGTCAAGGTCAAAATAATGACACAAATGAAAGTGGTAAAAATTATGTATCATGGAATTGGAAAGCAGGTAACTCAGCAGGTTCAGCTAATTCAGATGGTAGTATATCAACTACTGTTTCTGTAAATACGACAGCAGGTTTTTCAATAGTTAAATGGACAGGTACAGGTTCAGCAGGAACTTTAGGACATGGATTGGGAGCTGTTCCTAAAACAATTTGGGTTAAAAAATCAAGTCAAAGTGACGATTGGTTTATTTGGCATGAAGCTTTGGGAGCACAAGGAAAAATGAATTTTAACAATAATTCTGCTGTTCAAAATGATACAGGATATTGGAATAACACATTACCAACAAATCAGGTTTTTTATGTAACAAGTAATGGTGCCAATAATGCCAGTGGACAAACTTACATAGCTTATTGTTTTACTAATATTACTGGTTATAGCAAGTTTGGTTCTTATGTTGGTAATAGCTCAGCAGATGGAACATTTATTTATACAGGATTTAAACCTGCTTTTATACTTTTAAAACATACTACAAGTTCAGAAAGTTGGCATTTATTTGATGCAAAAAGAGCAAACTCATTTAATCCTGTAAATGGAAGATTACAAGTTGATGCTACTGGAACAGAATATACAGGAAAAAATGTTTTTGATTTTGTATCTAATGGTTGTAAATTAAAAGATAATAATAGTGCTTATAATAATTCTGGTTCAACATACATCTACATGGCTTTTGCAGAAGCACCATTAGTAGGTTCAAACAACATACCATGTACAGCAAGATAATTTATGTGGTTTAGTGCTTTAAAATTAGGTTTAAATGCCGCCTCTCACATTTATAAGAAGCGGCAAGAAACCAAAATGGCTATGGCAGATGCACAACATATGCATGCTTCTAAAATGGCTAAGGGTGAAAGTGAATATCAGGGGAAATTATTAGAGGCCAGACAATCGGATTGGAAAGACGAATTTGTTTTAATTATACTTTCGGCTCCAATTTTAATTTTGGCTTGGGCAGTGGTATCGGATGATCCAACTGCTATGGATAAGATAAAATTATTCTTTGATTATTTTAGTCAATTACCTAGTTGGTTTACTAATTTGTGGATCCTTGTAGTTGCCAGTATATATGGTATAAAAGGTACACAAATATTTAGAGGTGGTAAAAAATAAAATTTTAAGGGCGGGTTAAATTCCGCCCTTTTTAAAATACCATCTCCATATTGCTGATCTAGTTATTGAAACAATTGTAAAGATTAACGCAATACCTATACTATCTAATATAGTAGGATGTAATCCAAACAAAGGGAATATTAATAATTGAATTAATATAGCAAGAATAAAACCGCTACCTACATCAATTATACTTTCAGTTATATGTTTTTTCATTATTCAAAATATTTCTTAATCATTTCTAGTTGATCATCATATTTAGATATTATTTCTAATTCTTTTTCTATAGTTTCTACAATATCAGGATGCTCTGCTATTCCTGTAGATTTTTGTAATAATAAAATTACATTTGTTTTATGTTTTTCTATATGGCCTTTAGCATGTGTTTTTAATGCCATTATTAATTGTTCCATCATATTTATACTTTATACATTGTATATTTAACAGTTAATTCCTCACCTTTTTTAATTAGTCTATTCGTGACTAAATAAACTTCTTCATGATATATACAATCTTCCCTTTCTTTTATACAGTTTGGTTTATTACTATGATTAATAAATCCACCTAACGGTGTTCTAATAGTTTTATTAAAATCAGTTACATGATGCATCATACCTAAATTAGTATTTTTCTTTATATCTTTAGTAGCAAATAATCCTAATCCTTCAATAGTTGATGCTTTTATTGTTAATGAATTTGGTAGTGGTTTATACTTTCTTGTTTTCATATATCCTTTATTCCGTTGGGCAGTTTTTACAGGTTACCCAGCTGCTTCGGTTTACTGGTAGTGATGTAGGCCGAGAGAGGAAAAAGCCTATGCTCATCCACCTACCATTGTCTGTTAGCCATTGCCTAATAGGTCTTACTTGTGGATCTAACTTCTAACCGAATTTTGTTATAATACCTCTTTGAAAGCAATATTACTTACATGTAAATTTAATCTTCCAGTTTCAGCATTATATATAGCTTGACCACAATGACCAGTATCTCCAGTAAATCTACTTTTTAAAACAGCAAATTTAACTGCATTACGTTCTTGCTTTTCAGCTGCCATCATGTTTCTACTAAAGGCTACAATATCAAAACTAATTTGTTTAATACTTCCAGATCCCTTTATATCATCTAATGATGCCATACGGCCTTCCTCAAATGATTTATTATCCCCATGACTTTTTCTTAAATGGGATATTAAAGTTAAATGTATATTATATCTTTTAACAATTTTTAATAATGAACTCATAACCTTATCAATTGCTTCATTACCTGATAAACCTTCTGAGCCTTCAGATACTGCAATTGTTATGTGATCTAAAATTAAATATTGACAGCCTAATGCAGCCAAATATTCAATCCTAGACAATAAAGAACTATCTTGAACAGATCCTTGATGATCTAATAATATTAATCTTTCATCACCAAATACTTTTTCAAAACCTTTCCTAGCTTCTTCTTCAGTACAATCTTCTGGTGTTCTAATATTTTTATTTATAGACATACCAATTAATCTAGTAGCAGTGTCACCAATAGATTCTTCTAATGATATTAAACCTATTTTAGCATCAGATTGTTCTAATAAATTTAATATTGTTTCTTTAACAACAGTTGATTTACCTGAACCTGTACCAGATGTAAATAAAGTAATTTCACCTAATCTCATACCTAATAATTTATCATTTAAACCTTTTAAACAATCAGGATATGGAACAGATTTAGTATTAGATCTTTCTTTAAATGCTTGCCATATTTTTTCACCGGACACAAAATTATCTGGCTTATATGATTTAGCCGACCAAACATCTTGTAAATATTGATCAATTAAACCTTTCTCTAGAGCCTCATTAGCATCTTTATAAACGCTATTTACAATATGTGCTTTCCCGGGCTTAATAATATGTGCAACATCTTTTGCCGCTTCAATACCATATTCATCATTATCAAATGCTAAAAATACTTTTTCGTATTTATTTACAAATTCTAAATTAGATGCAATATTTCTTCTAGCACTTTGGGCACCATTAACAATTGATACCACATCAAATTGTGCTTTAGCTTTTGTAAGCATTTCTAATAATGATAAACAATCTATTTCACCTTCAGTAATAACTAAATTTTTTCTTTTACCACTATTACATTGGTTAAATAATTCAGGCACTTCAGCTTTACCAATAACTCTAAAATCTTTGGTAACAACTATTCTTTTCTTATATGCTTTAATTTTTTTATTTACTGTTATTGGATAATAATGACTTATAATATTTCTTTTATCATCATATTCAATTTTAACTCCAGCATTATATAAAACCTTTTTAGATATACCTCTAAATGTATCTATTGGTAATTGACTTATTTCATCTAAAGTTAATTGTGATTGTACAATTTTAAATTCAATATCTACATCTTCTATACCAGATGCAGTACTTTTCTTACAACTGAAACAATATGTGGATCCATCAGAATAAACAGCATTTGCGTCTGATGACCCACAAGATTCACAGCTTGTGTGTTTTATAAACGTTGTATTCTTTCCCATATATTTCCTCTCTTGTTATTTTATATCTTTTTGTAGCCCATTTAACAAACCTTTTAATATCTCTACCAGTTGCAGAGGTCATCATAAGGTTTGCTATATTGGTTACAAATTCTACATTACCTTTTACATATCCTAACCTAGGATCTATTCTATCTAATGTTGGACTTAATTTACCTAAATTAATATTTGAAACTTTCATTGTGTACCCAAGAATTGGACATACTGAATTTTTAGGATAAATAGATTCCAAATAATTAGATGTTAAATTAAAAGGTAAATTTTTTATTTTTGATCGTCTTTTAGAGGCTTTACAAGCAGTAACAGCAATACCCCTAATAGATTGATTATACTTTTTTTGATTGAACGCCATTTAAATAATTTCTCCAGTATTCTATTGACCATTTTGAATGATCTTCAAAGTCTTTAATAAGATATAACATTGTGCCCATTACATTTAATCTTGATAAAAAATCTTCTGGATAATGTTTTTTATAAGCTTTAATAACAGCTTCAAACTGTTCATTTAAAGTTTTATTTTTTAATATCTTATTTGCTTTAACCGGACCAACACCTTCAATACCTGGAATATTATCTACAGCATCACCTGTTAATAATTGTTGATGGAAAAATTCTATGCCTTCAATTTTAGATACAGCTGATAAATTATTATATAATAAATTATAAAATAAACCACCAATAGTTTTCCAATCTTTATCTAAAGTTATAAGCATATATAATTGTCCATTTTTAATATGCCTAAATGCTTCAACAGAGGCTGTATCATCAGCTTCATATTTAGGAACCATAGTAGGTTTATATTTTTTAATTATATATTCACGGCATTCTAAATAATTTTCTGGTTTTTCTCTTCTTTTACCTTTATATTTTAAAAAATCTTGTTTTATTTCTTTTCTAAAATTACCACCGCCTGAAATATGTAAACTATATTCATCACAAGCAGTATTTTCTTTTACTTCATTATATATTTCATCAAATGTCTTTTTTACATCTAAATTTTCCTTTATGGATTTATTACAGGCTCTATATATTAATACATCACCATCAACAATACCAATTATTTTATTACTCATTTTAATACCTTTTCAATTGCTCTTTGTGTTTATTACCTAATATATCTCCTGTCCAATCTTCTGAAACATGAGATGGTTTTATATTATTTAACCATTTTTGAATTGATATAAATGCACCACCTTTATTTGATGATTGACCACCGTGTAATTCATTTTGTTTAATTCTTAATGTCCAATTTGAGCATCTTGGCATATTATTTCTTTCTAATAATGCCATTTGTTTATTTATTATTGTTTTACCTTTATGAGTAAATTCCATACCCCATAAAAACATTTCATAACTGTCTATATTTGGATGTGAATGTTCCTTAATTATAACATTTGGTTCACAAATAAATAATTGAACTTGAAACTGATCTTTTCTATAAATAGTTATTCCTGATATACCATCAATAAACATTATAGGATTATTATAAGGTACATTAATTAAATTATTTTTTAAATACCAATTTTTAAATTCCTTTAAATCATCATTAATGGGTTTCATACCAGTTTTTTCCTTCTTTAGCATCACCTGCCATTTGAATATTTAGATCTAATTCTTTAGTAATAAAATCACCAAATGAATAAGATAATATTTCTTTTACTCTTTTAATATTTTCTGGTTTAGTTTGAACTTGAACTTCATCATGAATTAACCCAAGCATATCAACGTCTAATTTTTCTTCCTTAAACATTTTAAAAGCATTAACAACAGCTGATTTAACTGTAATTGCTTCATATGCTTGTAATAAATAATTTAACAATTTAAATGATGACTCAGCATATATTTTTCTTCCGTCTAATGCTGGAATAAAACCCATACCATTTTTATTTTGTGTTGTATAAAAAAATTTATTTAATCTATTATTTAGTTCTTTTAATCCAGGAAAGGCTACATATAATTTATTTTTAACTTCTTTACCTTTTTCTAGATCCTCAATTCCATTTACCATTTTACCTAATTTAGCAAAACCTGCACCAAAAATTGTAGCATATAATAGGCTCTTAGCTAATTGTCTACTAACACCTACAATGTCTGCTGTTCTTTGGTGTATATCACCATTTAAAACATGCTCATTTATATCTTTATTATTTAAATAATGACATAAGGCTCTAATTTGATTACCTGCACTATCACAACCAATCATAATTTTACCATCATCAGCTGTAAATAATTCTCTCATTTCTTTTCCAAAAAATGAATTAACATTAGGTACATTTACTATTTTAGAATGTCTTTGTCTAAATGTTGGTGTACCTACATTAAATGCTTCAACATAAACACGTCCATTATTTTCTTCAGCAAGTTCAATCCAACCTTTTAAAACTGAATGTCTTGATCTTAAACTATAATAATGTAATATTTCTTTTCCTAAATCACCTTGAATTGTATTTATACTATCCTCAGTTATTTTAGGTTCACCTTTTGGTGTAAATTGAGTGGGTTTCCAACCGCTGTCTAATAACATTCCTCTTACTTGTTCCATATTGCCAAGATCAGCTGGTATCATTTCATATCTTTGAAATGTATCATTACTGTTCCATTTATGGGTATCATTAGGTTTAATTTCTTCACCTAAAAATTGTGATAACATTCTACATGTTACTGCACTAAAATTTCCATTTCGAAGATATTTAGCTGTTTTAGGATCCTTATCAATCATAACTTTTCTTGGTTTTAAAGTTGGATTAATTTTATCTTCAATTTTTTTCATTTCAGTAGTTAAATATTCATAATGCTTTTTAGCTAATAATAAATTAAACTTCCATTTATTTTTAACTTGATCAGAACATAATTCAGCAATAGCATGTTCTGTTTGTAATGCTTTTTTATAATTAGGTCTATTTGCTATTAATTCATGTGCTTCTTTAACTACATAATTATAAACTTTGTGGTTTAAATTAACATCTTGAATAGCATAAACTTTCATTTCTTGTGAATATTTATCAAATTCTTTAAAATCACCTTTAGCATCACCAAGTATTTTACCAAAATTACCTAATGAATGCTTTCCGTCTCTTCTATAATTATTCATTTGAGATAGTAACATTGTATCTATAAATTTAATATTATCAGGTTTCCAACCTAATAATTTATTTAATACAACATTATCATATGCAATTATATTATGTCCAATAATAACTTCACATTTATTTAAATATGGTATCAATTCATTTAACGGTTTACTATCTGGATCATAATCACTAAATGTTACTATTTCATTTGTATCAATATTTTTAGTAACGGCTATCCAAATATTAGTAACTGTATCTATTAAACCGTTTGTTTCGATATCATATATTATTTTCATATTTTAATTTATCCTTAAAGTAATTATATGCTTGTGCATAAAGCATTTCTTGTGAATTATTATTATTAAAAACTTTTTGAAATTCAATATCATCTAAACCGTGTTCAGATCTATGATCATCTCCATTATATCCTGGTCTATGAACACCAACACAAAAACCATATTTATTAATCATTTCTAATTCATTTTTAAATCTAACATCAGGAATAACAATATTCTTTTTTGTATCTTTAATATCTCGTTCCAATACTTTTACCCATATATCTTTATGTAATTCATCTCTAAAAGCCATACCTATTTTTTGCATCATATCTCTTGGAGATAAATAAAACCAATCAGGCATAGGTTCCTCTCTAAATATTCTTTCACCATTATCACCAGATAATATAGCTTTATCTATACCAAATGTATAATGTATTAGATCTTTAATTGGTTGTGCAAATGACATTTTTTCAAATCCAAAACTGGTTTGTAATACATTTGCTATTGTATCTTTTCCTGAGCCTTTATATCCTGCAACTCCAATAATCATATTTTATTCTCCTGAGTTATAAAAAAAGTAAGTTTGTTTATCTGTTTCCATACAAGTATGAGCAAATACTGGTCTATTTTTATATGTATAATATCCCCATATTTCTCCATTACCAGCTTCATAATTTGGATTATCTTTCCAAATAACAACTTTCATATATGCATCTTCACAAAATTCACCTGGTGCTACTTTTATTGGTATTTCAACTTTTTGAAGACCAGTTAAAAATAATATTAAAATAATTGTTTTCATTAATGTACTGTTTCAACCTTTTTAATTGTATATAAATAATTACAAGGATAATATTTTTTAAATTCATTATCAATTTTAGCTTCTTCAAATATAAGATCTAAATCATCTTGTTCTAAAACTGTTAAATCTAAAATTACACCTATTGTAATAATTAATTCTATTTTATCTGTATTATTATTTATTAAACCAACTTTTTTACCTTCTAATGGTAAATAATATCTTCTAATTTCAGATTTCTTTTCACCAGATTTAATTAGATCTAACCATTTTTTATCTATATTAAATGTGTGCATTTTAAATAATTCGTCCATCATAATTTTCTCTGTAAGATATAGATTTAGCTGGGCAATTAAGCCCAGCCAAAATATATTATTAAATTACATCTTTGTCCGTATCAATTGCGGCAAATTCTAATTTATCACCACTTTGATATTCTACAAGATCAGTAATTTGTAAGGCTAACAATTGAGTTGATATACCTTTTTTACCCATATATTCATATGGTTTAAATTTAACTTGCACATTTCCTTTGGAACCATTTCCAATAGAATTTGTATCAAGTATCGGCTGTAGAGATTTATCAACTACAGGCGGTGGAGCCGTGTTATATTTACCATCAGCATCCGCATAAATTTTTTTTTTTAATGCGGCCGTGTAAACAACACCACCATTTTCCTCGGCTGGTTTTACATTTATTCCAGCTTTCTTCCAAACCTCAGCATTAGCTTTATCTGCAGTTTTTACAGTACATGAAAACTGAGGGGACTTTTTATCAAAACCCATATCTGGATTTTTGGGATCTAGTTTAACCCAACTTAGTTCTACGTTATTTAATAACATATTATTTTCTCCTTATTATATTATTTTGCTCTTCGACCCTGTCTATTATATTTTTTGAACATTCTTTTTTCATCTTTATTTTTAGACTTTTTATGTATCCTAATTCTTTTCTTAGGTTTTGGTCTCGGTTCGAATGTCGCAAATTTCCTTTTCGCCATATTCACATCCGTTCTCGTCACAAGGCCCACAATTTATACACAAACAATTGCATGCAAATTCGTCTGGCCTGGTTGTGTTTTTACATTCTTCACAACGCATATCTTCACGCATATTATCCTCCTTTAAATAATTAATCTATTTATAAAGCCAATATATTAGGAGGATATAAAAACATATTGGCTATAAAAATAGACTAATTAAATAATTGATTAGTTATTTAGCTTCTCTGTAAGGTATAGAAATAGGAATATCTTCATATAAATATATAAGCTTATAGATAAGTTTTATTTTTAGTTTTTTCTGTAAGACATAGAAATAGGTTTTCAAATTCTATACCTTACAGAAGTTTCAAATCAGTTGCAGAAAATGCCTAAAATAACCATTTTCGTAGTGTTTATTTATCTACAAAAAATGTATACAATTATCGGCCTACGTATATAAGGAAACTAATTGCTATTATTATAAAATAAAGCTTTCTTATTTACTATGGTTTTGTATAAATAAGGATAGTTAATTAATTTTTATTTTTTAATTATTTTATTAGTTAAGTTTCTAATAAATAAAACACATAAAAAAACAGCGGGTATATTAAAATACCAGTAAAATGGGGCTACACCGCAACTTTAAGGGTTACAGGGATCTAAAAATTCCTATTGGAATATCAACCGAGTAGAAATTCCTGGCCGAGGGTTAGTTTATCTTTATCGGCTAAGTTGGTATCAAAACCATCCAATAGTTCTAAATAGATCACAATTTAATTTTTTAACCAATTATAAATATTCATATTTGAGGTTTATTACCGATCTTTTGAAGACGGTTATAATTGGTTTAATAATTAAATTAACAAAGAGGATATTATGAAAATACAAATACAAAATATTCAAAAGATAAAAGATACTGTTTTAAGCAGTTCATTTTATCCAATGGATGAAAAATTTGACATAATTAGGCACAAATTTACTAATTATGATCAGTTAGCTTCTAAATTAGAAGTTAAATTTAAAAATAACAGATTGGAAAGAACAAAGCATTACAGAAAATTAGTTACTGATACTGCTTTGGAAATTGCAAAAGTTTTTCCATCTTTATTTGAAGCAAGCAAAAGATGGTACAATAAAAAAGTAAATTAACATTATAACGGAGGATAACAACATGGCTACTAAAAAAGCACAAAGCGGAAAACATTTGGAATATATTATCATAAGACCAACTTTTGGTTTTAATGTTGATACATTAGCAAATGCTATTTTATGGTATCACCAAGACGTGGAGAAATTTAAATCTACACATAAAACTTGGAACAAGATTATGGAGGCCGCTAAATCAGGTATTTTAGAAGAAGGTCTTCAAAAATTGGAATATGTTTTTGAATCAATTGATGATTATGATGCTAAACATAAAAGTTTAGTTGAATATATGAAGTCAATTAATCCACAAATTGATTAAATTTTATTTTAACCCTCATGGCCTAAAAAACCATTGAGGGTTAAGATGTGAAATAAACATACAGGAGGATAAAAATGAAAAAACCAACACAAGGCTTTGATGTAAATGTAGATGATTTTATTGAAGCTAATACTAAAAAATATCCAAATTTTGAATCTGTAAATGCTGGATATTGGTTATATGGCCAACCAAAAAAGTTATTAAAAGATGTATTGGAAGATAGAAAAACTAATTTATTTTATATTTTCAATATAATGAACTCTATTTCAACATTAGAGACATTAACTAATCTTAATAATGACTTAGCAAAAGATGGAGTTGAACCTAAAGATGCAAAATTTAGAAATGCTTCATATGATGTTGCTTTAAATCAATTAAGAGTTGATATTAAAGAATACAAAAATAATTATGCTAAAACTTTTGTATTTGAACAATTACTTAAAACTAAAATATAAGTTAAAGTTTAACCCTCATGGCCTAAAAAACCATTGAGGGTTAAGATGTGAACAATAGGAGGAAAAATGATAATTGAATCTAAATTGTCAAACACAGGTAAATATTTTAATTTAGTAAAATTAAGATATGAAACTTATATGAAAACAGCTTTTCCAAGTTTAAATATTGGTAAAGTTGAAATGGTTAAAGGCAGAAAATATACCAAAATTATTATTGAAAATGCTGTACATTCATTTATTGATAATACAAATGGTAATATTTTAAAACCCAACAGTTATAGAGCACCTCATAAAACACCAAGGGGTAATATTATGACTGAAGAACAACAACTTGAATCTTTTGGTTCTAATAATCCTAAAAGCAACGGTTATTATTGGATCAAATATTTACATAGAGGATAAATAATGTCTAAAAAAACAAATAAAAGAATAAATTACGTACAAACTGCTTTAAAACAGGATGTAAAAAATCAACCAAATAGATCATTAAAAGATTTTAGTGAATTAGTTACTTTAATTGGTGATCAATTTGATGATAATACTTATACAATCAAACAGGAGAAAATATGCTTAAGCCAAATATAAAAAGAATGATTGATAAGAAAAATGAGTTACCACCACCGCCACCTATCTTTGATAAAGATAAATTGCTCCTTGATGTTAATAATAAACTGGCGGAGGAATTAACTGGCTCCAAGTCTGTTAAATTAGTGGATCTAAAAAACCCTAGACGGACTTGGATCAGTTATGAATATCATTTGGATATTATTTATACAATAGGTAATGAACCAAAACAACTTACGTTGTTACCTAATAATTTTTATGATATTCATGCATATGAATTAACCTTTGAAAAACAATTATTTGAAAGGTTATTAAGAAAACAAAACAACCTTAATAGGGAGGAATAATGTCAGAAAATATGAAACTAACTATATTTGCTATAGTTGTTGTAATATTAGGAAATGGATTGGCTAATTATGTTTATTGGTAGAATAATAATAATATTTTTATTAGTAGCCTCATGTAGTGCTATTAATAAATTTGATGTAAATCCGTGGACAACAATTGTAAAATACATAGTAAAAGAGGAAAATAAAAATGAATAAAATAATGTTAATAACAGTATTTATTTTATTATTACAAGGTTGTGCTAAATATGAACCAGTTATTGATACAAAAGGTAAATCAAAATTTGAAAATTCTAACGCAGAAGAAATTTCAGATGATCTTTTACATTGTAAACATTTAGCTGAAGAAAATAGTACAATGGGTGGTAATATTGTTTATTGGCTTTTAAGCCCAATGGCTCAAAATCAATATGCTGTTATATATAAAAAATGTATGGAAGGTCGAAACCATCAAGTGTTAAATTAATAATAGGAGAATAAAATGACAATACTAAAAAGTAAAGTTCAAAGAGATGCTATTACTGACAGAATTAGTTCTGCTAGTGATTTTGCTTGGACAGGAGAAAATAGTTTTACTGTTCCAAGTTTTGATATGCCAAAAGACTTTGGTATAGGATTAATAGTTGGACCAAGCGGTTCAGGTAAAAGTTCTATATTAAAAACGCTAGGATTACATGAAGAGGAATATATATGGGATCCCAATAAAGCGGTTGCATCACATTTTTCATCTTATGATGAAGCAAGTGAAAAGTTATCAGCAGTTGCTTTAAATAGCATACCTGATCAACTTAAGCCATATCAAACATTATCAACCGGTCAAAAATTTAGAGCACAAATGGCTATGGCTCTTAAATCTGGAGCAGTGGTAGATGAATTTACTTCTGTTATAGATAGAAATGTGGCTAAGGCATTATCTAATAGCATAAGAAAATATGTTGATAGAAAAGGCTTAAAAAATATCGTATTGGTTGGATGCCATTATGACGTTATTGAGTGGTTAAGACCGGATTGGATATTTGATACCAAAACTGGAGTCTTAAGCACGGAAAGGTTAGCCAGGCGACCAAGCATCACTTTGGAAATTAGAAAAGCCGACAAAAGTGCTTGGAGCGTATTTAAACAGCATCACTATTTAACTGCTGAACTTCCTAGTAATACTCCACATTGTTATTTATATTACTGGAATAATGCATTAGTAGGTTATGGCTCTTTAAATGCTTTTCCTCATCCAAAGTTAAAAGCTTGTTATAATATTGGAAGGGTGGTTGTGCTACCTGACTTTCAAGGATTAGGTATAGGTTATCCTATATTTAAAAACTTGGCTCAGATTGCAACACATAATTTCAATCATACAACAGGTTATTATGGAAGATGTAAAGTTGTAACGGCTATTCCAGCATTACAAAATAAAATGAACAATGATAGGGATTGGCAATTTATAAAAGGATCTGATGTAAGAAAACCTCAGAAACCTAATGACAATCCTAGAAAATTTGGTGGATATGATGAAACATATTTCAAAAAACATGAAAATCGTATTACCAAAGCATTTCATTATGTTGGAGTTAAAGGCTTTGATTTAGAGGATCCTAATTTAGTTATTGATAATATATTAGAAACTAAAAGCTGGGTTGATGATAAAAACAGAGCACAAAATAAACTAACAGGCAATATAATAAAAGATTTCAGACCAACCATAGCAGGTGAAACTGATTATCAATTTATTATGGAAAGAAACTAATGATAGAAATACCAACTTGGTTATTATTTGTTTTAGTTTTTTCAATTATAGTTCTATTTGTCTTTATTCAAGATTTAAATATAAAGGCAAATAGGCTAAAATTTGATCAAATACAAATAGGAATTATTCTTAACAAAAGTTTTGAAGATATAACTAATGATGTGAATAATTTAAATAAAGGTATTGATCAGATGGACCAAAAATATGAAAAAATCATGTCTAAAATTAATAGTAGATAATACAGGAGAAAGTAAATTGCGGTCTTTGTTGACAAAGCAAAAAAAATTGATCAAAAGTAAAATACAAATCCAAGATCAAATTAAAGCTATGCAAGCATTGACCGTTATTTATGGCGACGAAATTATTAAAATAGAAAATGAATTGTTAAAAATAAACAGGAGGAAGACAAATGTTAAAAGAGCAATTGAACAATTTAGAAACACTCGGTCCAGTCGGAATAAAGATAAGAACTCAAATGGAGATGTTGTTTGATAAATTATCTAATAAAACTAATAGTAATAGAAAACCAGACGTTATTACTTTAATTAATAATCATAAAATTGATTTTAATATAGCAATACAACTATCACATTCAATGATAGCAACTGGTGTATCTGAAGGACAAAACCTAACACAATTAGCAATTGCTATTGGTGATAGAATATTAGCTTTTTATAAAATAAATAAAAAAGCATCAATCTCGTTAAAATTAGGAATATTTATAATTAATTCATATAGCACATTATTTATGGTTGTTGTAAAATTAATTAGAGAATATTACCAACATAATAAAGTTAAAACTGTTTATAAAGTTTATGCAGGTAAAAATAGAAATGATCTTAGAAAATTAGTTAAAGAATTTTCTGAAGTTTCAGATCCTTATAAACCTTTATTATCCCGGGCTCCTGAATGGAAGTTTGGAACAGTTAAAATAAACAATGGTGAAGAAATTAAATTAATTAAAAATGTTAATCAAGATGTATTAGCAAATATTAATGAATATAATACACCTATTGTATTAAATGCAGTAAATAAAAAGCAAGCAGTTGCTTATTATGTAAAACCTGAAGTATTTAATGTTTACCAATGGGCATTAAAAACTAACCAGGATTGTTTTGAACATAATTCAGTTAAAACAATATCAAAAGAAAGAGCATTGGCTAAGAAAAGAGAAGCCGAACAGGTATTAAATGCGGCTAAACCATTTGTTGGTAAAGTATTTTATCAGCAATATCAAGCAGATAACCGTGGCAGATTATATCCGCTATCGGCTTATTTAAATGAACTTAATTCAGATAATGCTAAAGGTATGCTTTCATTTGCTGAAGGAAAACCACTAGGCTCCACTGGATTAAATCAATTTTATCATCATATTGCTAATATGTATGGTGAAGATAAATTGACACATAAAGACAAAGTTAAATTTGTTGAAAAAGAATATTATAACTTTGTAAAAATGGGCAAGGATCCCTATACTGCAAAAGGTTGGATGGAAGCAGAAGAACCATTTCAATTTTTATCAGCAGTTATGGAACTAGCTAAATTGGATGAACATTTTGTAGCAATGGGTAAAACTGAAGATTTTATATCTCATACCATTTGTTATAGAGATGGATCTAACAATGGCTTACAATGGCTGTTTAGTTTAGCTAAAGATGATAATCATGCACATTTAGTTAATGTAAAACCTACAACAGATAATAAACCAGGTGATATGTATTCACATGTAGCAGTTTCTGTTGTGGATAAAATGCATAAAGAAGCACTAAAGGCAGATGATATAGCGTTAGATTATTATAATTTATATTTTAAAGGTATAGAAAAACTTAGAAATAGGTTTAGAAATGCTGAGTTAAATAATAATAAAAAATCTGAGTTATATAAAAAACTAATTAAATGGTATCAGAGAAGATATAAAAAAGAACTTAAATTAACTGACATCATTTATTGGGATAAGTCTAAATTTACCGTTAAAGAATGGCGTAAAATTGTTAAACGGAATGTTATGACTTATGGTTATAGTGCAACCAAGCAAGGTATGGGTGAACAAATAATACAAGATACAAGAGATATAGATAATGTGTATTTAAGTAATAAACAACACTCAGCGGCTAGGGCTTTAGGTGCTCTTGTTTATTTAACAATTGAACAAGAATTTCCTATGGTTTCTGAAGCAATGAGATTGTTTAAAGATAATTGCGAGATGTATATGAAAAGTACTGGTAAACAGTATTCTCATAAAACATTAATTAGCAATTTTCCATTTACACAAAAATATGTCAAATATAAACGTGGTATTGTATTTGTTCATGACGGTTTATATGTACAAAATCAGGATAAATCGTATAAATGGGATTATCAATTAGAGTTAATTATTAAAACAGAATTAGCAATACAAAATATTAGTAAGGCTAAGGCTGGAATAAGTCCTAATACAATTCATAATTTGGACTCATTACATTTAATGCTTGTAATTGATAAATGTAACTTTGATATTGTATCAGCACATGATAGTTATGGTTCACATGCTTGTAATGTAGTTGATATGCAAAAATGTATCAGAGAACAATTTAAATATATTATAGACCAAGATCCTCTTCAGCATATATTAAATGAAACAGGAAACTTGGTACCTATGATTCAACGTGGCAATTTAGATAGCAGTGAAATATTGAAATCTGAATTTGCCTTTGCTTAAAAAGGAGGAAAATGATATTATCAATAATATTTATTTTGTTGATATATTTGTTTGTAATAGGAATGTTAATAATGTGGAATAAGGAGAAAAAATAATATGGATAAATACATATATAAAGCACTTGAAATAATTGGTAACTATTTAGAAAAGCTAGCTACTTGGTCATTACTAAATAGATCTGAAATTGTATGGTTCAGTTTTGGTGTATTATCAATTTTAATATTACAATTAATATTTTAGAGAGGGGGTAATTGTTATAATAAGAAGTAATAAACCACAAAAACGAGGCAATTTCTTTGTTATTGTAAAAGATAATAATATTGAAAAAGCTATTCGTAAGATGAAAAACAAATCTAGCAAATTAGGTATATTAAAAACATACCGTGAAAGGCAAAGATATGAAAAACCATCTGATAAAAAAGTAAGAAAAGCCAAAGAAGGTAGAATAAGCCTTTTAAAAGCTAAAATAAAAAGGGAAAAGAACTTATAATTTATAAGGCTATTCCTAATTCTATGTCTTACAGAAAAACGTAAAGCTAAAGGCTTATATAAGCTTATATAAGCCTTAAGCCTAACTAGGCTATAATAGATATATAAATAAGTTATATAAGCCTATATAAGCCTTAAGCCTTAGCATGTTCTTTGCCAAAGGCGTTAAAAACTTCCCAAACTTTAAATTCTATACCTTACAGACAACAGAGCGTGGTGGTATGTGGTAGAAAGCTACGTGCTCCATAATGCTCATTAACTAATTTATTAAACTGATAGAAAATAATTTTAACTTGATAGGCGGTATATTTATGGCTGGAAAAGGCGGAGCTAGGCCAGGGGCTGGAAGGCCTCCAAAAAGTACAGTAGAGAAAAGTACCATAGATAAATCAAGTATAGATAAATTAAAGAAATTAGGTATAGATCCTATTAATATATTAGTTAAAGAATTATCTAAGCTTAAAGGCAAAGATGATTTTAGATCACAAAATTTACGAGTTCGAATAGCTGAAAAGTTATTAGAATATGGGTATCAAAAGCAACCAGTTGGTCAGGCTTCATTGCAACAGGCAAACGTGCCAGTTTTAACTATAGTGCAAAAAACTGAACCAACGCTTAAACCCGTAGATATATTAGAGAATAGTGAACCCGTTATTAACCATGCGCCAAATACAGATGACGAAACTAACTGAGAAAGTTTATAAGGTATACATCACATACTATACCGACGGATCTTATTATATTGGTTTTACCGCTAAATACGGAACGGCATTAGCTACTTATTTCGGCTCAAATACGATCCGAGATAAATTGGTAAGTCATAAAGACGTTATTTTTACTTCTAAAAGTAAAGCAACGGCTAAACTTTTTGAGCTTCTTTTACAATTATCCAGGTTGGATTCCTCTTGGTGTGTGAACAGCATGTTAAACGTAAGAGTTAGAAAAGAGCACATGAAGGACTTACCGAAGTTTAAATTAACTTTTGAAAACGACAAATACAACAATAAAGATAAACAATGAATATAGATAAACTAAGAGAACAATTAAAAATTGATGAAGGTGTTAAATACGAAATATATAACGACCATTTAGGATATCCAACATTTGGCATTGGTCATTTAATAACTGAAAAGGATCCTGAACACGGTAAACCTGTTGGAACAAAAGTTTCTGCAGATAGGGTTAATGAAGTATTTAATGCTGATGTACAATTATATATAAATGAAACTAAAAAAGTATTTTCAGATTTAGAATCTAAACCTGAAACAATACAATTAGTGCTTGTTAATATGTGTTTTAATTTAGGTGCTCCAAGATTAAGTAATTTTAAAAAATTTATTGCTGCAATTAATGATGAACAATGGTCGGAAGCGGCTGTTGAAATGATGGATAGCAGATGGGCTAAACAAGTTGGTCCAAGAGCAGAAAGATTAAGAGATATAGTTTTAGAACAAGCTAACTGAGAGCATCATAATAAATCTTTGGATATATATTCAAAATATAGTAAATAAATATGAATCATAAAATAGAACTTTTCGACTTTCAACAGGAAGTTTTAACTGATCCTGCTAGGTTTAAAATAATGGCATCAGGAAGAAGAGTTGGAAAATCATATTTAGCAGCCGTTGCTGCATATAATCATTGTTTAGAGGAACCAAACAGAAGAGCCTTAATAATAGGTCCAACTGTTTCAATGATAAGAGAATCTATTTGGACAACATTAAAAAGTTTGGTGCATCCAGATCATATAAATGGCTATCCAAGAGAAATAGATTTAGAAATAAGATTTATTAATGGATCTAAAATTACCTTAAAAGGTTTTGATAGACCAGACAGTTTAAGAGGTATATCACCATCACCTACATTTATTGTATTAGATGAGTTTGCCTTTATTAAACAAAATGCATTTACTGAGGTTATATTACCTATGACTTCAGATCCACAAAGAAGAGCAAGTGTATTTGTAATAAGTACACCAAAAGGTATAACCAATGATTTTTATAAGTTATGGGTTAAAGGTCAGGAAGATAAAACAGGCTTATGGAAGTCTTGGCAGTTTACTGCTGAACATGTTAGGCCTGATATGAAAGATGAAATAGAACTTGCTCGGGTTACAATGGATGAGAAAAGTTTTAACCAAGAATATTGTGCCACTTTTAATAACACTGGTGATGCTGTATTTTATAATTTTAATAGAAATATACATGTAACAAACAATTTATTACCAATTGAAGAAGGTGAACCAGTACATATAAGCATTGACTTTAATGTTAAAATAATGGCTTCAACTGTATGGTGCCACCGTGGTAACCAATTACATGCAATGGATGAGTTTTACGGTAATGCTGATACTCATCAATTAATTAGATCTATAAAAGGTAGATATAAAAATAGAGATATAATATGTTATCCTGATGCATCTGGTAGAGCAATGAAAACCAGTGCTGCTACAGGTACAACAGATTTTAGTATATTAAGGAATGCAGGTTTTAAAGTATTAGCAAGATCTAAACAACCACCATTGGTTGATAGTGTTAATGCTGTTAATGCATTATTAAAGGATGCTAAAGGTAATACAAGATTATATTTTAATAAAGAAAAGACTCCAAGAACAATTGCCTCGGTTGAGACAACAACTTGGAAAGAAGGTTTTACTACAGGTATGGATAATGCTATTATCGACAAATCAAAAGGTGTTGAACACTTTTCAGATGGTGTAAGATATATATGTGAGTTCTTATATCCTATAGGTAAACACAAACCACAAATTATCCGTGATAGGACGTGGTCATTTTAAGCCGTGCTTAATTAATCAATATTATATTATAAAGTTAATCAATGGTAGCTATTAATCAAATGGCACTAAACCATTGGTGTTTAAAGCTTATTTAAATTTTTGTGGTCCGAAAGCCAATCATTCGGTCCGAGCTTTTTCAATTATACCGCCTAGAGCCCAGCAAAAACTATGTTTAGCTTGGTTAAGGTGGCTGTACGATAGGGGCGCTTTCAATTCAAATAGAACTGACTGACCGCCTAGTAGGCTCGGGGCGTTATGGGCTGTCTGGGCGTGGAGGGGGACTAGAGATCCCTTCGGCGTCAGGCTAGGGTGGCCAATCGCACTTTGACGAACACCAATTTCTTTTGATATTGGATCGGCCAAATCAAAAATTATTTTAATTAATCCGAGCCAAACGTTTTGGTTCATTCTAAAGTTTAGGAAACACACAATATGGCAATTAGATATAAAAACAGTTCAATCGTTAAATCGAGTTCAACTGTCAAAGGCCCAGGATATCCAAATGATGAATATTTGAGCCAAGTAAATGAATGGAAACGAAACAGAGCAATTATTCAAGGTCCAAGTTATACCAAAGATTATGATTCTGTGCCCTCAAGTGACAATTTATTACTTCCGTTTAACCCTACAATGACACAAGAGCAATATGATTTTTATAAAGCTGAGGCTGAGGTACCAGGAGTATCTAGTGAATTTTGTAAAATGATTATAGGTGGTTTATTAAGAAAACAACCAATGCTAGAAATTACTGGGGCTCCAAGCGAAGCAAAGCAATGGATATTAGATGATATTGGATCTGATAAATCAAATTTAATATCATTTTTAAGCACTGCTTTATGGGAAGAATTACAAACATCAAGAGCTTTTATACAAATAGACTTTCCTGTTGTAGATTTAGAAAATTTAACACCAGCTGAAAGAAAAGAAGTTAAACCGTATCCGGTATTACATCATGCTGAGAATATTGTTAACTGGTCTGAAACTACTGATGCAAAAGGTCAAGTTAAATTAAATCAATTAATTACTAGATATTTTGTACTTCAACATGATCCAAATAGTCCATTTCATCCAAAATATATTGATACTGTACAAGTTCATAAATTAAATGAAGAGGGTTTATATCTAATTGATACATATATTAGACATACATCTGATACACCAACATTTATTGATGGTGGAGTTGATTATAATTTTGATCAATTAACAGATGATTGGGTTTTAAAAGGAACTAATTCAAATTTATTCCAAAATGGCAAAAGAATGGATTATATTCCATTTTATCCGTTAAATGGATCTGTTGAATGTGTAGATCCTTTAATGACCGCTATTGTAAATAGAGAAATTGCTTTATATAATAAAATTTCAAGAAGAAACCATTTATTATATTTAAGTGCAACTTATACACCAGTTGTTAAATCTGATTCATTAACAGAAACTGAAAAAGATAGTCTTGTTAAACAAGGTCTTGGAACTTGGTTATTTGTTAATAAAGATGATAGTGTTGAAACATTACAAACGCCAACAAATGCTTTAAAAGATATGGAAGAAGCTATTAAAGGTGGTTATGATGAATTAACTAGAATTGGTGTTAAAATGTTAAGTTTAGAGCCTAATAATTCGGATCAATCCGGTGTTGCTTTAAGCTTAAGAAATGCTGCACAAAATGCTGCTTTAGCAAGTTTAAATGCTAAAATATCAGAAAGCATGAAAAAAATTATTAAACATATGATTAATTGGAGATATGATTTAAATATTTCTGAACAAAATATAAGATTTAATTTATCTTCTGACTTCAATGCTTCTCCAAGAGGAAGTGATTGGATGAGATTAATTACTGAATGGTATCAAAATGGATTAATTCCTAGATCTACATTCTTAGAAGTTGCTAAAAATAATGATGCAATTCCTACAGATTATGATGATACTAAAGGCAATGATGAAATATCTCAAGACAATCGTATTATTTCTCCAAGAGAACAATATGAACAAGAAATAAACGTTATTCAAGGTACTAATACTACGGAGAATTAAACGGAGGAGGTCATCATGAAATGGTGGCAATTTAATTCTATAATTTTAATTCTAATGTTCCTCCTTGCTTTATGGCAGGGAGGTCATTTTAATAAAGAATTATTTTATATTATAAAGGAATTTATGCAAAAATGATCAATAATGAAACTGTAGTGACTGCTGGTTTATTTGGTATAACCGCAGGCATAACTACACAGTCTATGATTGCTATAATAGTTGGGGCAATAGCCGTTGGGGTTATTCAACCATTTTTTAGAGTACTTTGGACAAATAAATTAAACCAAGAAATTAAAAAGAATAAAAAATTAAAATATATATGTTTAACTTGTAAAAGAAAGAAAAGACGAAAATGAAAATAAATGAAAATACAAGCATTGCTATGCCAATTAGAAATATGCTAGCAATCGTCGCAGCAGTTGCAATGGGAGTATTTGCATATACAGAAGTTACAGCAAGATTAACAAGTTTAGAAACAAGTAGAGAATTATTTCAGGCTGATTTATTAAAAAAGTCTGAACAAAAACCAACAGATCAAGAACAATTTATGTTAATAGAAAGTTTATTTGGTGATGTTGAAAAATTAATTGAAAATCAAGAACAAAATATGACCAATAAGGTTAATATTGAGTTTTTAAAAACACAACTAGAAAAAGCCTTGGATGATATTGAAGTATTAAAAGAAAAGGTCAGAAAAAACGGAACACATTAAAATGATTGAAACTGTCATAGCGCTTTTGATGATAGTTAATAATGAAATAGTAGAGCATAGAATTCAACCCTCAATGAGTGTTTGTTTAAAGGGTAAAAGATACGCGGAACGTTCGGAAACTGGTGATAATTTAAAACATCAGTGTATAAAATCAAAAGCTGAAATCGAAAAAAATATCGACGGTTCGTACACAATAAAAAAACTAATATTAGAATAATTACAAAGGAAAAGTATTTAAGGAAATGAAATATATATTGTATTTAGGTTTAACAATATATTTAATGTCAATTACTGTACTTGCAATGGAAGCATATACAGTTTTATAAAAGGAAAAATGAATATATGATAGTAGAAGATAGAGATGATTTACTCACAGATTTTGGAAAAACAACATTAAAAGACAGGTATTTATTACCTGATGAAAATAGCCCACAAGAGGCTTTTTACAGAGCGGCAAAAGCGTATTCGGATAATGATGAGATGGCTGAGAGGATTTATAATTATGCATCTAAATTATGGTTTATGTATTCAACCCCGATATTAAGTAATGGCGGAACAGAACGAGGTATGCCAATTTCATGTTTTTTAAATTATGTAGCTGATAGTAGAGAAGGATTAACCGGTCATTATACTGAAAATGCTTGGTTAACATCTATTGGTGGTGGTATTGGAGGATTTTGGGGTCATATTAGATCAGATGGAACTAAAACATCTGGAGGATCTCAATCATCAGGTTCTATTCCTTTTTTAAAAGTTGTAGATTCAGAAATTATGGCATTTAGTCAAGGTAAAACTAGAAGAGGTAGTTATGCCGCATATATGGATATATCACATCCAGAAATACTTGAATTTTTAGATATAAGAAAACCGTCAGGTGGAGATATACATAGAAAATGTTTAAATTTACATCACGGTATAAATATATCTAATGATTTTATGGAATTAATTGAAAAATGTATTCAAGAACCAACTTATGATGATACTTGGAATTTAATTGATCCACATACAAAAGAAATAGTTAAAAAGGTCTCAGCTAGAGACTTGTGGCAAAAAATATTAGAAAATAGAGTTGCTACTGGTGAGCCATATATTTGCTATATTGATCATATCAATGATGCATTGCCTGAACAACAAAAGAAATTAGGATTGTCAGTTAAACATTCAAATTTATGTACTGAAATTACATTAGCTACTGATGAAGATAGAACGGCTGTTTGTTGTTTGTCATCAGTTAATTTAGAAAAATTTGACGAATGGAAAGATGATAAATTATTTATTTCTGATCTTGTTAGATTTTTAGATAATGTATTACAATATTTTATAGATAATGCACCTGATAGTGTATTTAGAGCCAAAAATAGCGCAACACAAGAAAGATCTATTGGTCTTGGTGCTATGGGTTTTCATGCTTATTTACAAAAAAATAATATTGCATTTGAATCTGTTATGGCTAAATCTAAAAATAAATTAATGTTTAAACATATTAAAGAAGAAGCAGTAAAAGAATCAAAAAGACTTGCTATAAAAAGAGGTGAAGCACCTGATATGGAAGGAACAGGAATGAGAAATGCTCATTTACTTGCTGTTGCTCCTAATGCTTCAAGTTCAATTATTTGTGGAACAACTTCTCCAAGTATTGAACCATTTAGAGCTAATGCATATGTTCAAAAAACTATGTCTGGTTCTTTTCTTGTTAAAAACAAATATTTAGAAAAATTATTAGAACAAAAAGGTATAAATAATGATAAAACGTGGACTTCTATTCTTGGTAACCGTGGTTCAATCTTGCATCTTAAAGATCTGTCAGATTATGAAAAAGATGTATTTAAAACTTCGATCGAAATTAACCAACAATGGGTAATTGAGCATGCAGCTGATAGACAAGAACATATTTGTCAAGGTCAGTCATTAAATGTATTTGTTCCTGCTGATGTAAATATAAAAGAATTACATGATATGCATATGTTAGCGTGGAAAAAGAAATTAAAAACATTATATTATTGTAGATCTGAAGCAATTAAACGTGCTGAATTAGTAAGTTTAAAAGTTGAAAGAACTATAATACCTGAAGCAGACGCTTGTTTAGCATGTGAGGGTTAGTATGAAAAAGAAAAAACATACTTCTACAAAAAAATTATCTGTATTATGGACAATATATCACACAATTTTAGCTGTGGAATTGTTTATAATAATTATTATTGAAACAATAGAATTACTACAATAAGGAAATAAATGAGTTTATTTGATACTAGAAATTATTATAAGCCTTTCGAATATGAATGGGCATTTGAAGCATATGACACAATGCAGAAGATGCATTGGCTTCCTAGTGAAGTTCCTTTACATGAAGATGTAAGAGATTGGAATGAAAGATTAACACAAGAAGAAAAAAATTTAATATCTCAAATATTAAAATTTTTTACTCAAGGTGATGTAGATATAGCACAAGCTTATTTAGATAGATATATACCAAAATTTAAACCACCTGAAATTAGAATGATGTTAAGTTCATTTGTTTCATCTGAAGCTAATCATGCACATAGTTATTCATTATTAAATGATACTATTGGTGAAACAGCATTAACTAATTTTAAAGCATTTCAAGAATATGAAGAAATGTCTAATAAACATGCTTATTTATTTAAATCAAAAGGCAAAGGTGTTGAAGGTTTAATAAAAGATATTGCTTGTTTTTCTGCATTTGGAGAAGGTTTACAATTATTTGCATCATTTGTTATGCTTTTAAATTTTCAAAGATTTGGAAGAATGAAGGGAATGTGCCAAATAGTTACTTGGTCAATTAGAGATGAAACACATCATGTTGAATCTATGATTAAATTATTTCATGCATTAGTAAAAGAAAATCCACAAGTATGGACTGAACAATTTAAAGCTGATATTTATCAAACTGCCCGGGATATGGTAGAATTAGAAGATAAATTTATAGATCTAGCTTTTGAAATGGGTGGTATTCGTGGATTAAAAGCTGATGAAGTAAAAAAATATATTAGATATATTGCCGATAGAAGATTATTACAATTATCATTAAAACCAAATTATAAAGTAAAAGATAATCCATTAAGTTGGCTTGATTGGGTATTAAATGGTGTTGAACATACAAATTTCTTTGAAAATAGAGCAACTGAATATAATAAAGGTTCTATGACCGGAAATTTATGGGGTTAATATGAAATATATATTAACTATGGTAATGTGTTCTGTTGTAAATGGACAAACAGTTTGTTTACCACCTTTTACATTTGAAGATAAATATAATGATGCGTTTGATTGTATGGTAGATGGATATAATAAAGCAAATGATAAAACGATTGAATTAGGTAGAGATGATGTCAATAAATATAAAATTTTTATTAAATTTAGTTGCACTGAAGACAAAATAGGTAAAGGAGTTTAATATGGCAGAATATCAAGGTCGAAAAGTAACTTTGAACAAACCTATGCGTGGAGATGTAAAAAAATTTAAAGTTTATGTCAAAAATGAAAAAGGCAACGTTGTAAAAGTTAATTTTGGTCATGGTGGTACATCAGCTAAAAAAGCTGGTCAAAAAACTATGAGAATAAGAAAAAATAACCCTGGAGCTAGAGCTAGTTTTAGAGCAAGACATAATTGTGATAGTCCTGGTCCAAAAACAAAAGCAAGATATTGGTCTTGCAAGAAATGGTAAATAAAATGGCTTATAAAAGAAAAAGTTCAATGAAAAAGAAATCAGGTAAGGTTAAACTTACTGCAAAACAAATGAAGCTTCCAAAAGCTTTAAGAGATAAAATATTGGAAGCTAAAAAACGAGGTAAGTAATGGCTTACAAAAAGAAAAAAGGTAGTGCTGGAAAAGCATGTTGGAAGGGTTACCGAAGAGGTAAAGGTAATTCTTGTATAAAAATGAAAAAGAGGAGAAAATAAAATGTCTAGATGTTGTTGCCAAGTAAGAGCTGCAAGAAAAAGAAAAATGACAATAAGAAGGAAAAGAAGAAAATAATATGATATTAAATAATAAAAAAGAAGAAAATAGAACAATAGTTATTAATGGTAAAAATTACTACGAAAACGAATTAAACCAAACAATGAGAAATAGTTTAATTGCGTTATCAACACAAAAAACTAATAGAGCAAGATTAGAAATTGATCTTAATAATTGTGAAATTTTAATTCAACATCACAGTAAAATAGTTGATGATGAGCTTGCTAAAATAAAACCAATTTCAGAAAACATTATTGCAGAAGATAAAACTTATGAAAATGGTAAAAGTTAAGGATTAAAATGTCTATTAATGATGATGTATATTCAAGAATGCTGAAACACCGTGCATTGTTGACTCTTTACGAAAAGAGATTGGATACTGAAATTGATAAAATTTTGGCATCACACAAAATAAGATTACAACGAATTGTAGCATTTTCTGGTACAGCAAATACAAATGCTTTAATTAGAAAATTAAATATTGAAATTCGTTTAACTTATAAAAAAATATATAAAGAAGGAATTGGTGAATTAAATAAATTACTTGGTGTAAGTGCTAGGTTTTATAAAAGTTTATTTGCCAGAGCCTTGACTAATATTTATAAAGCTAAAGGTGTAAAAGATACTTTAAAAGTTAATAATTTAATTATTAAATCAAATGGTACTTTTAGCCAACAATTAGCATCTATAAGTATTTTACAACAAAGAAGAATAAAAGGTATAGTCAAATTAGGAATGACTGAAAATAAAGCTATGATTAATATAGCTAAGGATTTAGGAAGAAGCGGATTATTAGCTTCAACCGTACAATTAAAAACATTAACAAGAACTGCAATAACTGAAACATCCAATTTTGTATCAAATCAAACATACAAATTAAATGATGATGTTGTTCAAGGTTATCAATATGTTGCTACTTTAGATAGTAGAACTAGTTTAATTTGTGGAAGATTAGATGGAAAAGTATTTGCATTAACTAATAAAAATGCACCACAACCACCACAACATTTTAATTGTAGATCAACAACTATACCTGTTATAAAAAGTGCTAATCAATTATTAAATACAAAAAATAATAGATTACAAAAACGAAAAATTGCTGGATTATCTGATAGTCGTCGTGCCTCTATCAATGGTCAAGTACCAGGTAAAACAACTTATCCGGAATGGCTAGCAAGTCAACCGAATGAAGTTAAACTGGCTGTATTAGGAAACCAAAAAAGAGTTACTTTATTTAACTCGGGAAAAGTTAAATTTTCTCAATTTTCTAATAAAGATGGTAAATTAATTTCGTTAAAACAATTAGAAGAATTATCAAATTAATCTTTTGTTTTAAATTAAATATAACTAAGGCCGTGTCCAAAGGAAAAAAATGTCAGAAAACATTGAAAATACACAAGTTCAAGAAACTAAAGTTGAAGAAACTAAAAAACCAGATATAAAACAAATGGTTGATGATGAAGTTTCTAAAGCAATAGCAAATATTAAAGTAAATTTAGATAATGCATATAAGCAAAGAGATGAAGCTTTGTCTGAAGTAAATAAAATTAAAGAAGAGAAAAGACAATCTGAAATTTCAGGCCTTGAACAACAAGGTAAACATGCTGAAGCAATGCAAATGAAATTAAATGAAGTTAATAAAAGACTTGAACAATATGAACAAAAGAACACAGAATTGAGCAGAGATAATGCCGTGCGTACTCAGCTTAATGCTTTAAACTTTAAATCAGAAAAAGCCGCTAATATGGCTTATTCAGATATTGTAAATAGTTTAAAGAAAGACGCTACAGGAAATTGGGTTCATGAAACTGGATCCAGTATTAGTGAGACTGTGTCAAACTATGCTAAAGATGAAAATAATGCATTTTTATTTTCTGTTAAAGCGAATATGGGCTCTGGAATATCTCCAGCTAAGCCAAGTACAGGAACCAATCCTGTCGGATCTATAAAAGATATGTCAACTGATGAGGTGCTTAATGCCGTTGCAAAAGGGCAAATTAAAGTTGACGGTGATTGGTCTGAATAAGACTATCTTTTATAATAATAACCGCACATATGTGCATTAAATAATAAAAGGAAATATAAAAAATGGCTGTAACAAGTTCAAATTTTAATAACATTGCAAGAGCAATTTCTGCTTACGAACAAGCAGGAAGAGCTGATGCTGCGTTATTGACTTCAACTGCTATGGTTGGTTCTGACGCTAGAATCAACGATTCAGGTGAAAATTACACTGGTACGCTAAGATGGTTAGATTTTTCTGACCCTACTACGTTCCACAAGCAAGATGAAACTGCTGGAAATACAAATATAAATGAAATGGCAGTATCAAACAAGTCTGCAGTATATATCAAAAATATTGATCATATCGCTGCACAAGAAATGTCAGTTCAAAAATTAATCTCAAAAGTTGACGGTTTAGCATATTTAGGATCTCAATTTGCTTCAGTTAGAGCAAGAAGAGAAGATCTACAATTAAGATCTATCCTAAATGGTGTTGCTGATAAAATTTGGGGTGCAACTTCAATTGGCGCTTCTGACGCTGCTGCAAAAGTAGGAACATTCGGTTTTTACACTGGTTCAGATTCTGGATCAAATCCAAATCCGTTATTTGCTAATTCTACTGGTGCTAGTCAATCAAGAAGTACTTTCTTTGATACTCTATTAGATGCTATTACAGAAGTTAAAGGTGAATTCGAAGAGCCTTTCTATTACTTAGTAGTAGATACTGCAACTTACAACATTATGAGAAAAGAAAACGTTCTTGATGTTGCTCCAGTTGTAGACGGTAACTTCAATTTCTCTACTATTCTTGGTGGAAAAATTAGACTTATTATTAACAACCAATCATTAACTGCAAACTTACCATCAGGTTTAAAAGTTTCTTACATGTGTAAAGCAGGATCTGTACATTACAGTGATATTGCACAAACAAATCCAACTGCGATTGAAAGAAACGAACTAGCTGGTAATGGTGGCGGTCTTGTTACTGTTTTATCTAGATGGGGTAATATAATGCACCCGAAAGGTTTATCATGGGCTGGAAGTGCAACTGCATATCCTGCAAATGCTGATCTTGCTCTAGGTACAAACTGGACAGTACATGCTACTAACGTTAACCAAATTGGTTTATTCCCAATTTATCACGGTTAATATTATAACTATTAGATACGGAGAAAAATAATGGCTTTACAAAAAGGAATCAACTCATTTGTTACTGTTACAGAAGCAGAAGAATATTTCTATGACAGACTAAACCAAAGTTCTTGGGATAGTGCTACAGATGAAACTGTTGAACGAGCTTTAGTAACGGCCACAGGAATTCTCAACGACTTGGATTGGGGTGGTACGGCTTTACCGACTACCTCATATCCTCTATCATGGCCAAGAGACATTACTTACTGGGATAGTAAATCCGGTGATAATGAAACTTTAACCGATGATAGAACAACAACAAGTTTTGGAACAATTCCTGAAGATATCAAAAAAGCGACCTATGAACTCGCATTACATCTGATCAAAAATATGAGCACAATAGAAGATCAATCATCTGGTTCACCTAGATTGAAAGATCTAACTGTTGGTTCTGTTTCTTTAACTTTTGATTTAGGATCTGGATTAAGTAATTTTAAACAATTACCTGATCAAATCCAAAGATTAATTGCTAAATATGAAGATCCAGCTGCTATGAGTATAAATAGGGGAGTTAAAGTTAGTGGAGGTGCCTAATGGGTTACCATAAACTAATTCAAGATAATGTAAAAAACGCATTTAATGTTATAGGTGATATAGCTGAAGATATAACTTTTACAAATAAAAATGTAACTTCTTATAACTTTACTACACAATCTGTTGTTAGTACAACTGATGTATCATTTACGGTTAAAGCTGTAATTGAAAGTCAATATAGAACTAATGATGATACACCTAGATTAGAATGCAAAATAATGATCGACTCAGCTAATTTAGATTCTAAACTTATTGATAATTATGACAATGTTGTAATTAGGGGTAAAACTTGGAAAATAAATAGCTTTGAAGATAATAATTATGTTATCAATTTAATTGTTGGAAGGGAATCATAATGGCTACAATATCTCAATTATTAACAGCTGTTGAAGGTTTATTCGCTTCCACCGCTTGGACGACTAATAATATAAAAGCATTTCCTGCGAATTATCAAGGGGAAATAGATGCTGATGAGTGGGTACGGGTTTCTGTATTACCATTTTCATCAGAACTAGCTTTTAAAGATGTAATAGCAAATGGTCAAATTGTATGTCAAATATTTGTTCCTGCCGGAGCAGGTATGAAACGTGCATATGAAATTGCTGATATGTTAAAAGTATTATTAGATCAAGAAGTAATCTCTGGATATCTACAGACAACTAATAGCTTTATAACTAACATTGGAATTGACACAAAAGATTCAGGTTTATTTAACGTGAATTATACTGTTAATTTCAGATCAATTTAACCAAAAATAATATAAAGGAATAACAAAAAATGGCTCTAATTTCAAATATAGGTGCTGGTATTTTCACAAAACTAAAATACAAAGCTGACAGTAATTACACATTACCTACAAATGACACAACTCACCAAGCTTTTATAGCTTCTGGTGGTGACTATGCAAGTGCTGTGGAAGTTACTCACATCAGAGAATTTCCTTCATTTGGTAAACCCGCTAACATTGTTAACGTACCAAATTACGGACAATCTGTAAGTTCACAGATCCAAGGACAATCTGATGCTCCAACTTTAGAATTTACTCTTAATTATGTACCAAGTGCACATAATACACTACAAGGGTTAGTTCAAGATGGTGTAACATATGTATTTCAGCTAGATGTTAAAAATGCATCTACTGGTGATAATGCTGCATTTTACGTAAAAGGACAAGTGGCTTCTTTTGAAGTGGCTCCAAATTTGACTGATTCAAATCAGGCAACTTTGACTTTGAGTACTTCAACTGACTATACTGGTCCATTTGCTGACGCATAATAAAAAAATTTTTAGGCTGGGCTTAATTGCCCAGCTTAATTAAATTGTATAGGATAAAATAATGATAAAACCATTTAATAAATATTATGTATTAAGAATCACTTCTTTACACATAAAAAAATCTATAGATACATCCATAAGAAAAACTTATGATAGATTGAAAGATGTAGAAGATAAACAAGAAGTCTTTGAAACACTAGATGTGTTACATAAAATTAGAAAAATAATGGAAGACTTTGAATCGAATAATAAACATTTATATCAAAAACCTTTAGAGGAAATAAAAAATGAAACATATAAAGATAATAGAAGTAACGAAGAAAGTACCATTTCTGAAACAGGAAGTGGAGATCAAACAACTGACAGTTAAAGGCATTAAAGACTTACAAAAAGTTTTAGATGTAAATAAAAACGATGATGTTGCTGGTTTAAAAACTTTAAGTGCTATCTTTAGACAAACAATTGTTGGTGCTGAAAATATGAAAGATTCAGAATTTGAAAACTTTCCAATTAAAGCATTAACTGAATTATCGCAAGAAATTCTTGCATATAATGGTTTAGCAGCTAAAGATGACAAAGGTGGTGAATTGGGGAAGAAGAGCTAGCAGAATATGAAATAGCTCATCAATTAGGTGTTACATTAGATACTATTTATAATATGTCAACCAAAGAATATATGGGTTGGATACAGTATTTTAATCAAAGACCATACGGTTGGCGAGATGATCATAGGGCTGCTATATTAGCTCAAACAACTTACCAAGGTACTAAACCTCTTAGAGTAAATGAATTATTTCCTTCGTTAAAATCAATGAAAGATAATAATACACAAAAGGATCTAAAATTAGAAGCTGGCTTTAATAAATTAAAAAGTATAGCTAAAAGATCTGATTAATAGTGGGGCGGTGTAAACTGCCCACTTGGAAGGCAATTATGAGAGATATTAAAAAATTAACTGAATATAGTAATATTGCCAAAAAAAATTTAAAACAAAAAGAATTATCTAGAAACCTTAAAAAAGAAGTAAATATTGGTGCCAACGGTACACAAAGATACATTATTAAAAAAGGTATAAACAAAGGTAAATTAATATAATGGCAATAACTACGATTGGTCTAACAACTGCTTCTAAAGATCTTCAAAAAGATATTAATAAAGCAATTGAACAGGAACTTAGATCAAGAGCATTAAAAGCTTTTGCTGAAGTAAAATTAACAACTCCAGTTGATACTGGACAAGCTAGAAATAGCTGGTATATTGGATACACTGAAACATATAATAATCAAAAAACTGCACCTGCAACATCTAATGTAAATTTATTGGTTCCAAAAGATAAACCAAATAAAATTATTGTTACAAATGGTACAACATACATAGAATTCCTTAACAATGGACATTCACAACAAGCACCTACTAAATTTATAGAGGCTGCTTTTAGAAGATACTTTGATGACGTTACTGTGGAAATAACTAACGGATAAGGGAAAATGGCTGTAAAATTAGATATAATTACTAATGTTAAGGGACAGAACGGAGTAAACCAATTACAATCCGGATTAGATAAATTAGGAAGAAATGCTCAAATAGCTTCAACAAGATTAAAACAATTACAAGGTGCAGCTGCTAAATCAAGAGCAACTTTTGCAGCATTAGGAACAACTTTAAAAGTTGGTGTTGCTGCATCATTAGCTGCTGTTAGTTTTGGTATTGGTAAATTTATAAGAGATACATTTTCTGCAGGACAACTTACTGAATCATTACAAGTAAGATTTAAACTATTATTTAATTCTGCTACAGAGGGTGCAAAAGCATTTAAAGTATTAAATACATTTGCTGGTAAAGTTCCTTTCTCACTAGAAGCTATTGCTGCTGGTTCTGGTAACCTAGCTGTTATTGCTAAAGATGCTAATGAATTAGCTAAAATATTAGAAATAACAGGTAATGTTGCTGCAGCTACAGGTCTTGATTTTAGACAAACTGCTGAACAAATTCAAAGAGCATTTGCTGGTGGTATAGCCGCTGCTGACGTCTTTAGGGAAAGAGGTGTTAGAGCAATGTTAGGTTTTGAAGCTGGTGCTAAAGTATCAATTGAAGATACTAGAAAAAGGTTTTTTGAAGTATTTGGTAGTGGTGGACAATTTTCTACTGCAACAAAAGAATTTGAAAAAACTTTAGAAGCACAGGTTTCATTTGTACAAGATGCTTATTTTAGATTTAGACAAGCCGCTGCTCAACCTTTATTTGAAGGTGTTAAACAACAATTAGTTGCTTTAGTTGGTAATTTTAAAAGAAATGATACTCAATTAAAAGAATTAGCAAAAACTGTTGGTACTAATTTAGCACAAGCATTTAAAAATATTGAAGGTGCAATTAGGTTTGTATCTAGAAATATAGATCTTTTAGTTACTGGATTTAAAGTATTTATTGGATTAAAAGTAGCTACAGTGGTAGCAGGTATTGCTGCACAATTTATATTAATGGCACAAGCTATAAAAACTGCAGGAATTAGTTTAGCTGCTTTAAATGTAGCATTAAGAGCTAATATAGTTGGTATTGTTATAACTACAATACAAGTAGGTGTTGTAGCATTTATTGCATTTAATGATGCTATAATGAAAGTTGTAAATACAATTAAAGATTTTTTTATACAAAAAATGAAAGAAGCTCAATTAGCTGTTCTTAATTTTGTTTCTAAATTAAAAATATTTCCAAAAACTTCAGCAGAAGCAGAAGAAGCTGCTAAAAAATTAAGTGCAGAACTTAATACAATAAAAATGGAAGCTAATGAAGTTATTGCTTCTTACACAACATTAAATAAAAAACAAAAAGAATTATTTTCAGGAACAAGAACTACACCAAGAGCTGAAAGGGATCCTAGATCAAGACCTAATTTTGGTGCTGCTAGTGATCCTGATTTTTTAAAAAAACAATCAGATATAGCTGCATTAAATGAGCGAATATTTACAATGAATAGAGATTTTATTCGTGATCAAGCTAAAATTAATGCTAATCAAACAACATATAAAGATTTATTACATGCATCTGGTATTGAAGCTAAATTAATTTCAGATACAATTAGTACAGGATTTTTAGATGGATTAAGACAAGGTAATTCATTATTAGAGATTAGTAAAAATTTATTTAAAAGTGTTGCACAAACAATAGCTGAAACAATTATAAAAAAGACTATTGAATTACAAATAGAAAAATTATTTGAATTTCTTGGTACTAAAAAACTTACAATTGAAAAACAAATTACTGCAGAAAAAGCTCAACAATTAGCTTTTGCTACTGCAACCGCTGCTGTTAGTGGTGGATCAAGTAGTAGTTTATTATCATTTTTCAAATTTAACAAAGGTGGAGTTGTACCAGGTGGTGCACCTTATAATGATAGAATACCTGCATTATTAACACCAGGAGAAACTGTTATACCTAGAGGTGAATCAGCTGGCTCAATAATAAATAATAATACAATTAATGTAAGTGGTAATGTTGATCAAAGAGCAATAGATCAAATTAGAGCTGTTATAACATCAAGTCCTTCACATGTTGGTGGAGCTAATAAAACCTATACCAGAAATACTGCCGGTTTAAGTATGAGGAGAAAATAATGTCAAAAATATTTGAATATACAAATGATGTATCATTAAATAGATCAGCAAGAATTAG